ATTCAATCAGATGATGATGATCTGCTTATTGCTGATGATTTTCAACATAATGAATATGCGGTATTTGAAGACACGTTTTCAAATGTAACAGTCAAGGACTATACATTTAAGCGGGTTTTTAAGCAGAGTGATGTTATCCATTTACGATACCGAAACGAGCGGTTAACACCATTGATTGACGGTCTTTTCACTGATTACGGAGATTTATTTGGACGAATTTTAAGTTCACAAAAGCGGAAAAATCAAATTCGCGGTACTGTCGATATGGATATGATAGGAGCTAAAAGCCCGCAGCATCAAGCAAAGCTCCAGGAATTCATTGATAACATGTACAAGGCTATCGGTGAAAAAGATGTAGCTATTATTCCACAGCAACCAGGCTTTAAATATTCGGAAACGTCTGGCGGTGGAACTACTGGCCAAAGTGTAGATGAAATTAATAAAGTGACAAATGGTTTCTTTAATCAAGTAGCAATGGCTTTGGGTATTCCTACTAGCCTTGTATATGGAGATATGGCGGATATAGAAAAGCAAACGAAAAATTACATGCTTTTTACTATTAATCCTTTGCTTAAAAAACTAGCGGATGAAGCAAATGTGAAGTTTTTTGAGCAAGAAGAATATCTATCTGGCCAAAAGATTGATATTAAAAGCATTTCTTATCAAAGCTTATTTGATCTTGCTACAGCGATTGACAAACTTATTTCTTCTAGTGGCTTTACTGGTAATGAAATTAGATTGGAGGCGGGTTATGAACCTTCCGATGATCCGAACCTGGACAAACATTACATTACTAAAAACTATACTGAAATGAACAAAGTTGAAGGAGGTGAGGAACAAAATGACGGTGAAAATTGACGTTAAAGGGCCAATCATTTCAAATGATGAAGCTTGGATTTATGAATGGTTTGATATGGATTTTACGAGTCCAAAAACGGTTATTGACCAGTTAGCTAATGCTAATGGTGAGGATGTAATTGTATCTATTAACAGTCCAGGCGGTTATGTAGATGATGGATCAGAGATTTATACAGCTTTAAAAGCTTATCCTGGCCACGTGGAAACACAAATTGTAGGTCTAGCTGCAAGCGCAGCATCTTTTATTGCTACTGCTGGTGATAAGGTAGTAATTGCACCAACAGCAAAATTTATGATTCATAATGCTTCTATGGGTAACTTGGGGGATCATCGTTCAATGGAAAAAGCTTCTCAAATGTTGAAAACAACTGATAGAACCATTGTAAATGCTTATGTATTGAAAACAGGCAAAGATGAACAAGAGCTATTAGATATGATGGCAGAAGAAACATGGATGGGGCCACAAGAAGCATTAGAACACAATTTTGTGGATGAAATCATGTTTATGGATAATCCAATTAAATTAACCGCTTCTAGTGCTGCATCTGCAATGATTCCACAAAAAATTATTGATGGCTTTAGAAATGGAATGATGAATAAGGGTAAGCCTGAAGGTGTAACAAAAGAAGATCTAAAGGCATCACTTGCAGAATTCAAAAATGAAATTCTAAACGAATTACAGCTTAATAAAACAAACGAACCAAAAGAGCCTACTCTTAAACCAGCTAATAAGCGGGATTTGAGTAAGCTCTTTTTAAGTTTATAAAATTGGAGGAAGTCATAAATGACTATTAAATTTAACAAATCAGAAGCTATGAATGAGGCTAAGTCAAAATTAGCAGCGGTTTTAACAAATGCAGAAGCTACAGAGCAAGAGCAAACAGCAGCTTTTCAAACTTATTTTGATACCTTGCAGCACGAGGTTGCAAACAACGTTCGCAAGCAAGTAAATGATGAAATGCTTGACCGCTCTATTCTTCAGCAACGTGGCCAAAATGTATTAACTTCTGCTGAGATGAAGTTTTTTAATGCGGTTGTACAAGATGGTGGTTTTAATGATGATGCTATTCTTCCAGAAACAACACAAGAACGTGTATTTGAAGATCTAGTAACAGAGCATCCATTATTAGATGCTTTAGGGTTACAGGATCTAGGCGCAGTAACACGTTTTATTTATTCAGATCCAGAGGGTGCAGCTGTATGGGGGCCATTATTTAGTGGAATCAAAGGGCAAATTAATGCTGCCTTCCATGAAAAACAAATTGGCCAATTAAAACTAACTGCTTTTGCTGCTATTCCAGATGATATGCTGCAATTAGGCCCGGTATGGGTTGAGCGATATGTACGAACGGTTATTGTAGAAGCTTATGCTGTAGGTTTAGAAAGTGGATTTGTAAACGGTAATGGTAACAATCAGCCAGTAGGCTTATTAAAAGATGTTAACGCTGAAACGGGTGCAGTAACAGATAAAGCATCATCTGGTACATTAACTTTTAAACCAGGTCGAACTACTGTAATTGAATTAAAAGACGTTGTTAAAGGTCTTTCTAAAAATGCAAAAGGCAAAAACAGAAAAGTTGCAGGGAAAATTGTTATGGTTGTTAACCCATTTGATAATTTTGATATTCAAGCTTCTGCTACTACTCAAAATGCAAATGGTGTATATGTAACAAATTTACCTTTTAACCCGCAAATTGTAGAATCTGAATTTGTTCCTGAAGGCAAAGTTATTTTCTTTGTTAAAGGTGAATATATCGCTGCTGTTGCTGGTAACTATCAATTGAAAAAATTTGATCAGACTTTAGCTATTGAGGATGCAATTCTTTACACAATCAAGCGTTTTGCAAATGGCTTGCCAAAAGATAATAAAGCGTCTGCTGTTTATGATTTGAAAATTGATGAATCTTTAGAAACAGAAGCACCAGTAACAGCATAAAGGAGCTGAAGTGATTGGAAATCACAGATGAATTACTTCAGGAATTTAAAGATAAAATGCATTTCTCTCATAAAGGCGAGGACAGCAATTTGAAAAAGTTGTTGTCCTTTTCTATTGCCGCTATTACACGGAAAGTTGGAGCATTTAATATTGAAGAGAATGAGGGAGCGAAAGAATTAGTCTTTGAGCGTACCCGCTATGCTTACAATGATGCTGTCGAATACTTTGACAAAAACTTTTCTAGTGAACTAAATAGCGTAGGGTTTGAAATTGCTATGTCTCAAAAAGAAGGTGATCCAGATGCAGCCGTTTAAATATACGCCTCCAAGGATTCATACAGGCGAATTAAGAACATGGGTTACTTTTTATGAAGCTAAAGAGAACGAAGGGCCATTACCAGGAGAGAATCCAAGGAACGTCCTTTATGAATGTTGGGCCAAAGTTGATGAAGTATGGACTAAAGATATAGAAATTGCTAAGTCAAATGGTACTTTATCAGACTTAACCATTTCTATTAGAGATCCTAGAGGTGATTATTCACCAACAAACAAACATTATGTACAAGTTCATTCCCCTGAATATGAGGATTTAAGATACAACATTAAACAGGCTTTTCCTGACTTGCAGAATCGTGATTTCATTAAGGTTATAGCCGAGGTGTCAAAATGAGCGTTCAAATTAAAGGTTTAAATAACCTGTTAGCAGATTTAGAAAAACGCCTTGGCCCTGCTAAAGTAAAAAGTATTAGTGACAAGGCTTTAAAAGAGGGCGCAAAAGTTTTTGTAAAGGAATTAAAGGCGCAATTTGAATCCTTTAAAGATACCGGGGCATCCATTGATGAAATTAAGATTTCAGAGCCAGAGTATGTTGCTGGTGTAAGAACAATTAAAATACATTGGCGTGGCCCTAAAGACAGGTATCGGATCATTCACCTTAATGAATGGGGAACGGTTAAGAATCCTAACCCTAAAGGTAAAGGAGCAATTGCCAGGGCTATGCGTAATGCAGAAAATGCCTATAAAGCAGCGGTGAGAGAAGCTGTAAGGAGAGGTATTTAATGCTCTATAAAGTATACGATGCGCTAAATACTAGTGATCTTATCAAACAAAAGGTAGGCAAAAGAATTAAGTTTTATGAATATCCGTCTACTGATAATATGCAAGGCGTTTATATTGTCATTGATCCAATAGATGTACCTAAGCCTGGTGATTATGCAGATAATAAATGGTTAACAGACGAATATTTTTATCAAATTGAAGTCTGGTCTATGAATCTGTTTGATACACAAGCTGTTGCAAAAGAGGTTCGTAATATTATGTGGAAGCAGCTTGGCTTTGCTCAACTAATACCAGGTCTTGATGAATTTGATAAAGATACAGGAATTTACCGTGATGCTAGGCGCTATCGCGGTAAAGAGTATGTAGAAATTTAAAGGAGGAATTTATAATGGCAGGAGAAACAAAGAATTATCATGCTTCTACAGGTGTAGATGAATTTTACTATGGGGAAGTTGGAGACGGTACAGTTGCCTCATATATTGAACGAGTGGAATATTTACAAACTATTGATGTAGATATGCCTCAAGAGATTACCCGTGCTTACGGAGATAATAAAACAGCGGAAATGGCTGTATCAAATGGTGATATTAAGGTCACTTCTGCTTTTCATAAAATCCCTATGGAGGACAAGCAAAGACTTTTAGGTCTTGAAGTTAAAGAAGGTATTACTTATATGGGTAGTAAAGATAACCCTCCATATGTTGCAACTATTTTTGCTAAAACGTATGAAGATGGATCAAAAGAATACGTTGGTTTGCCAAAAGGATTATTTACAAGACCAAAAATTGCAGGAAAAACAAAAGAGGATGGAACTGAATTTTCTTCAGAAGAAATTGAAGCACAGTTTATGGATCGTAAAATCGATGGACTAGACGAAGAAAAATCTGTTGCTTTTGCCGTGGACAAAAAAGGAGAAACAATTAACCGAGATCTTTTATTCCAAAAGATATTTGGTAAACCATATCCGACAGGAGAGCAGGGAGGCGTTGAAGCCTAATGAGTACCTTTCAAGTGAAAGCAGCCGAAGTTATTCAGCCTAATAGATTGTTAACTTTATCAAGCGACACTAATGGAAGTGCTATTATTTCTTTGACTAAAGCAGGGGGAAATCCTGATTTCCATTCAACTAGACAAATTGCAAAGGATCAAAATGTAACAGTTAGTTTTAACGGGAAAAAGGCTTGGATAATTGAAGCTGGAGAGAATTTAAAAGCAGGTCAAAGAGTGCAAGCCGGTCAAGATGGGAAATTAGTTAAATCTACTGGTAGCGGGATTGGCTATGTATACGCAGATGCGACAGCTGGTGCATTAGCAACTTTTATTCGTACTTCCAGCGGGAGCAACAGGGCCACAAGGCCCACAAGGGCCAGCAGGGGCAAAAGGAGACAAAGGCGATACAGGAGCAGCAGGGTTTGGTACAAAGGCACAGTATGACGATATAATTGCTCGTCTAACAGCACTAGAAAGCAAGTAGGCTAGATGATAATATCTAGCCCTTTTTTTATTTTTATCTAACACCAAAAGGAGACTAAAAAAATGGCAAATTTAAAACGTAACATGATCGAATTAGTAAAAGAAGTAACAGCAGATGGAGAAGTTATTACAGAGAAGTTTTTAACCCCACCTTTTATTCCTCTATCTGTTGTTTATCAAGCAATGGATTTAGTGGAAGAAGCACAAAAAGGTGAAACAGCTGAAAGAGAAATGTTTGACCGTATGATTGATTTTGTAGTGAATGATATTTACG